AAGTTTATATTGGATGAAATAAAGAAAAATAGAACAATTACAATGCAGGATTTACTTGAAAAACTCAAAGAAAAATATCCTACATTAACATTAAGTCGTTTTCATTTGAACCGAATAGTTAATGATAATAATATTACTTTGAAAATTACAAGAATTAGACACGAACCGAATAAGCGTTTTGGTAAGGATATTGATATAAATAAGAAAATAAAAGAGTTTTATGATGAAGTGAAAAAATATAAAATAGAAGATATTATATGTATTGATGAAACAAGTATAAAATCATTACAAAAACGAAATCATTGTTATAATGAACTTGGTAAAAGATGTGTAATAAAAACACAAAGTCAAGAAGTATTCAAAAAATATACTGGAATATTTGCTATTTCTACCAAAGGTGTTTTAGGTTGGGAGTTATATGAAAAGAGTGGAATAAATACAGATAGATTAGTTGAGTTTTTAGAGAAATATATAACTACAAAGTTCAAAAATAAATTAATTATTTTAGATAATGCAAGTAGTCATAGAAACGAAAGAATAAAAGAATTGGTAAATAAACATAATAATATATTATATGCTGTTCCATATCAACATTTTACCAATTCAATTGAAAATTATTTTAGTATGTTAAAGTCAAGATTACAAAAGTTAGACGGATTAACACACGAAAAACTAAAAGAAAATATAGAAAAGGTAATAAGAGATATTCCAAAAGAGAAGTATGAAAATATATTTAAGGGAGCGTATAATAGAACAGAAAAATATGTAAAAAAACCATCAAATAGAACACGAAAACTAAAAAATTATCTGCCTTAAAATCGGCGTTTTAAATGTGCAAAGGTGTAAAACAAAAATATGCAAATTTTACTTAAAAAGAGAGTGTACTCATGGAGATAAATGTAAATTTATTCATGATAAAGAAGTATGTAGAAATTATTTTTTTGAAGGTAAATGTGATAGAGGTGAAAATTGTAAGTTCAAACATACAGAAAAAAATAGTAATGAAACGAATATTTATCAACAACATAAAAAAAATAAACCCAAAAATACCGAAAATTTTGTTCCCAGTTATAACCCAGCAAATATGAATATATTAGTTAATCAAAGCAAAGAATCATATAGTGAAAATGATGTTGTAATTGTTTCAAATTTTATAAATGAAACTAAACAAAATGAAATATATGATAATTTATTGAAAGAAATAGAAGAAACAAATATAGATAATGATAAGTTATGGAAAAAATGGCATGGTGACAATCATCTTATAGCAGATGATAATCAAAATTGGAAAGATAAAGTACCAACATTTAATATGATATTGAAAGAAATAGAAAAATATTTTCATATGGAGATTAAAAGTACGCGTTTTAACTTATACAAAGATTCCAATGATTGGAAACCATTTCATCATGACGCCGCAGCAATAAAAGAACATATTGCTAAAAATCAGAATTTTACAGTAGGTGTTTCATTTGGTGCAACAAGAGATGTTGCGTTTGAACATGTAAAATCAAAAACAGTAATTTCAATACCACTTTTGAATTGTACAGCATATGCTTTCGCAAAAAATATAAATATTGAATGGAAACATGGTATACCACAAATTGAACCAAATAAAGGATTTAATAATGGACGCATTTCTATAATTGCATGGGGTTACAATAGAAGTGTATAAAACTGTATAATTATTATTTTTTGGTTTCTTTAGTTTTATAATTTTAATTAAATCATTTGTTAATTCTTCTTAAACACATACAGAAAAGAATCGGAGATTTAGCGTAGATTCATCGCTATACTCCGGAGTTTACGAAGGAAAATACTATATTAAAATATATTATTTATTCTGGGTAGTTTTTATCTAAAACTACTTAAAGATATATTTATATGTATATATAAATAAATAAAACTTTATACAAATAAATAGTGATTAATCCAATATTTGTATTATGTGATATTATTATAATGGTAATAGTTATAATGGTTATATATAATAATTAAAAAATTTAATTATTATATTTTTCTTCATAAACTTTGAAAAATATGTAGTAAACTGAAGTTTACGAAGGAAAATACTCCAATAAAATCATAACATATTTGAAAAAAAATTGATTTTTTATTTCGTATAAATGACTAATTTATTAAAAATACTCATCAGAATAATATAATACGATATGGCATCTTCAACACAAGAACAAACTTACTTTCTATCTAAATTATTAAATCAGGGTGGTTGTTTAAAGTGTTTAAAAAATGAAAATTGTGACAATAAATTGCAACACAATATACCATTTTCAGGTGAATATTGTAAGTTTATTAAATACCCTACAAATGTTATTGATATAAAAAAGTCAATTGATGACGCAAAAATAAATTTAGAGGGTAAAAAACCAATTTATACAATTTGTAATTATATAAATAAAAACTGTAAAAATTGTGAAGAAGGTAGATATATACGTATTAAGTTTAATACTAAATATTTTGTTATTTGTTTTAGTTTATCAACAAATGATAGAATTACATTTGGAATGCATATTGATTTGAAATTAGTTTTAAAAGGAACAAAGTTTAATGTAATTGGTATTCCATTTGATATGAAATTAAAAACTAAAGAAATTTCGATAAAGGAAGCTATAGCATTATATTCTTTAAACAATGAGAAATCAGTTACAAATATGTATGTAGATAAATCTATTGATATACCTCCAGTTGTTGATACACATGTAAATATTAGTGTAAATAAATCTATTGATATACATCCAGTTGTTGATACACATGTAAATATTAGTGTTGATAAATCTATTGATATACCACCAGTTGTTGATACACATGTAAATATTAGTGTTGATAAATCTATAGATTTGTCAACAGTTTTGTCAAAAGATAAATTAGAAGATGAATCTTCAGTATATTCAAACAGAAATAGATATGTAAATACTGGGAGAAATTTTGAAGAAAAGAATCGTAGTATAGATTCATCTTTATGCTTAAAAGAAAATGCATTTGATGAAAAAGATTTCCCAACTTTATCTCCTACTTTTGCTACTAAAGAAATGAAATCTATTTCACCAAAAACAGTTGATTATTCTAAAATTAATAATTCTTTAAAAAAAGAAATTATTGAAATAGAAAATTTTGAAAAAAAAAGACTTGAATATGAAAAAAAAATAGTAGAAAAAGAAGAAAAGATAAAAAATACTGTAAATGATAATTTATTATATCAAAGAAACAGGGAATTAGAAGTTGAAAATATTCAATTAAAAGAGAAAATAAAGAATAATGATATAAAATATCAAACTTTTATCACGAATAAAGATATATATAATGAAATTTTTGCAAATAAAGCAAAAATAAATACATTAGTATATGAAACTTTTGAATCAACTCATTATAGCGAATATAAAATATTATATAAATAAATTTATCGTAAGTATTTTTTTATAAAAAAAATGATGGTTAAAAAAATATAAATAATAGTTATTTTTACCAAATATATTCAATAACATGGCGGCCAAAATGTCTAAAGAACAAAGCAAGGGGGAAAAATATGAGAATGAAATGCGTAATGCATTATTAGAAAAGTATCAATCTGAGTTTGAATATCTTAAATTCAACTCTAAACTTTCTAATGATCATGCTCATCTTGGAATAACCCAAGAGTTTGACCTACTTGGATTTACTGAACATAGTAATCGAGTAGTTATTATTGAGCTTAAATCAGGTAAAAGTGGTGAAAGCTCATTCGTGGCAGATTTTGGTAAGAAGAAACATCTTTTCAAAATTGATACAAATATAAATTTCTTTGACGAAAATAATGCACGATTTAGTGTTAATTTTCCAACAGGAGAATCATGTGAGTACCATTTTTTCATGGAAAACCCCATAAGTGATGATAAAGAAATACGCCAATCTATGGTAAAAATATTTATTGGACGCTTATTGATAGATGCTCTGAAAGGAATATCTGAATTGCCGGAATCATTTCGCATAACTACAAATGGATGGATTCGTGCTGAATCAACACCACAAATGTTGAAATCTTTTCGTTATTTCTATGATGAGCAACTAACAATGTTGGAAACAGGAAAACAAAAAGTTTTCGCATGTGATGGTAAAAGTCCGATAATTGATCAAACATTTCACGTAATAGGTATGTTTCAGACTATTTTATCGACGGAAAATACATTTTTCGGTTTTAAGTTACAAGACTACTTAAATACTATTGCAAATATAATTGCGGAATTGTGTCCTAGCTTAGAAAATGGAATGGCAAATGTATATGATGGAGACAAAATAGTAACTTCAAAACCAACCAAATTAGGCAAGTGTGTAAACAAGCCAAAATTGGTTTCAGTTTACGTAAAGCTACTATTAGGACACGTCACAATAAATCCTGAAGAAATTTATGATATTGAATCAAAAGATTTCCCTAAAACTCTAAAGATAGATCGTGATGCACCAAAACCATGTGTAATTCAAATGGAACAACTTGTACAAGAGCTAAAAAGAGTATCTTTATCACTTCCAGTATGGCTGATTGATCATCTAAACAGTAGTACAAGTATGTCAATGGAAGGCATAAAGCAAGCACTTGAAGCAGTATCACATGAAAGTCCATAAATAGAGATAAACCTTCATTGCATTCTTATTCTAAAAATTTTACCATTCATTAAATGAATGTATATCATAAATAGTATCAATTGCTCTTGATAATTCAGATTGTATACATGCAAAAAAACATGGTTTATAATAATTTAATGATCCATAATTTCTATTTGCTTTTAAAGGATTTTTTATTTTATTTCCATCTGCATCAACATTTGTAACTTCGGTTGATCCTGGTTTATGCGACCAATATCCATCATCATTATTTAACCACCAATGATAATCATTTTTAACATCTAATGCCATGAAAACTTTATAAAATCCAGGTATACAAGAATTATCAAATGTTTCTAAATAACTACCAGGTGAATCATTTTTTAATCTTTCTCTAAATGATTTACAGTCATATTCATTATCATTAATATGATTATATCCAGATGCATAACCTGGTTGTGCTTTAGAATCTAAACCTGGAAGAATTTTTCCTAATGCATATGAATAACAATTATGACTTTCTTTTATTTTTGAATTTTTGTTCCACTCATCTGGATTATATGGACGTTCAGAACCAGATAGTGGTGTGAATTCAAGTTTAGATTTAAACATTACTGGATTATCTAATAATCCTTCATTAATAACCATTTTAGGTATTTCTAATACATAAGGTGATTTATGATTTTTTTTAACCATAGTAGTTATATATATATTAAATAAAAAAAAAATAATATATAATTAAATAAAATACCGAAAAGATAAATGAATATTCATTGCTATAACCTAAATAAAAATTTTAATTTATTGTATTTCACCATGTATTACCATATATATTATCTAATGCTCTTGATAAATCAGAATAAATACATGCAAAAAAACATGGTTTATAATAGTTTCTTCTGCCAAAATTTCTATTTGATAAAACTGGATTTTTTATTAAATTACCATCAGCATCTATATTTATTACATTACTTGCACCTGGTTTATGTGACCAATATCCATTACTATCTTGTTTATACCAATGATAGTCATTTTTAACATCTAATGCTAAAAATATTTTATAAAATCCTGCTACACAAGATTCATCAAAACTTTGTAAATAACTCATGGGATTATCACTTTTTAATCTATCTTTAAATTTTTCACAATCATAATCAGAACTTAAAATATAACTAAATCCAGAAGCATATCCAGGTTGTGCTTTTGACTTCAATCCTTTAACAATTTTTCCTAAAGCATATGAATAACAATTATGTGTTTCTTTTATTGATAAATTTTTGTTATATTTATCAGGTTCATACTCTAATTCAGACCCTGATAATGGTGAGAATTCTTTACTAAAATTTTCTAAATTTTGGTTTAATTTATTAGTTTTAATTTTTGTAATTTCTAATACATAAGGCTTTTTTTCTAATATTTTGGGCTCTTTTTTTATTAATTTACCTCCTTTCTGTTTTTTGTTTGATAACTCCATATTATAATAAAATATATTTATTATTTTATTATTAAAAATAAAAATTGAAAAAAAAAAAACCTAAATTTTAAAAACAGTTAAATTTATTATTAAAAATGAACACTGATAAAAAATCAAAAATTATTAAAATTGTACGTAAAAATGATGAAGCAAATATATCTTTAAATGTTTTTTTAGAAAAAATGTTAATTATTTCTTCTGAAATGTCAAATGGAATAAATCAATTAAATAAAAAATTCGATGATAAAATGGATTTATTAGAAAAAAGAATTTTGAATATAGAAAATAAATTAAATATACCAAATCAAGAATTAGAACAAAAAGAAACCATAAACTTACTTGAAATTAAAAGTGAAATTCTAAATATTGATAAAAAAGAAGTATTAAAAGCACTTAAGTATAATGATTATAGATCATTCATGTATATTTTTAAATTATATTATAAAAATGATAAAAATAATAAATATGTATATCCAATTAAAATAATTAGTGTTCGCTCATTTGAATATTATTATAATGGTAAATGGAATAAAGATCTGTATGGTAATCATATTATAAATATATTATGTGGAAATATTCAAAGTTTATTTTTAAAATACAATACATTAGATGATGATACAAGTAATATAACATGTGAAGATTTTATTATGAATCAATATTTTATTCATAAATTATCAGATGAAAAATATAAAAAAGAAATTTTAAAACATATTGTAGAAGAACTTAAAATAAATAGTGAGTAAAATCCAGACACAAATTTCACTAAAGCTTAGATTCTTTTCTGTATATTATATTTATCAACAATTAATTTTTTAAGTTTATCTTCTAATTGAAGTTTTTCCATATCATAAAAAACAATACCTTGTTTGTTATTAAGTTCCATAATTTTATTTGTTAATAATTTAATTTTCACAGTAATATTAACACTACTATTATTTAATATATTTTGTTCTACTTTTTTTTTAACAATTATATTATTATTTTTTAAAGTTTTAACTACAACAACATTATTATCTCTTTGTGTACTACTTTGTGTACTATTTTTTGCACTATTTAAATCAAACAATGAATTTATAATAGAGATATACTTATTATAAATAATAGATTTAATTTCATATAATTTATATAATATTAAAATTAATTTTTTTTTAACTATAAATGTAAAATTGTCTATTTCTTCAAAATTATTATTATTTAAATAATTATTTAAAAATTCAAATATTTTAAAAATAAATTCTGAGTGTTTAATTTTTTGTTTTATTTCATCTTTTGTATAAGTTTTGTCATCTTTTATATTGATTATATTATTTAATTTAATTGATTGTGCATTACTAAAAGGATTTATAAAAAGTGAATTTTTATCATATGTAATTTTATTATTTTTTGTATCGATTTTTTGAATAAAATAATCTTCAAGATTTGTGTTGTATGAATCTATATAAACTTTTTTTAAATTAGATATTAAAAATATACGTTCATATTCTTTTATTATAGTAGCATGATTTAAAAGTTGTGAATGTGTTGAAGGTAAAGTAAGATTTTTTCTATTTTGTTTAGGTAATGATTTTCTAGAAGTTAAATTATTTAAAACTGATTTTAATGGATCATTTTTTTTAGGTAATTTTTTTTTATTTATATTAGCACCACCTTTACCAAAAAATTTTTTTAAAAAATTAGTTTTTTTATTACTATTACTTTTTTCTTTTTTTATATTTGGTGATAAAATACTTTTAATATATTTTATTCTGTCATTTTTATTAAAAATATTATTATATTTACTATTAGCACTAAATATTTGGTCAATTAATGATATCAAAATATACCAATATTTAAAATTATCATGAATTTCACTAAATTTATTAAATTCAATAATATTATTATTTTTATTTATATAACTATTTATTTTTTCAGGTGAATAAAAATTTTCATACTTAAAATAGTCAAATAAAGAATCTATTTTTTCATCTATTTTTTCATCTATTTTTTGATTTTTATTTTCTAAAATATTTACACTAATATTTTTATTATATTCTATTGAACTAAATATATATCTAGTAATAAATTCTGATAATAATACATTAAAAATATCGGGTTCTGTAATTCTTAAAACAGTTTTGTTTTCAAATAAAAATTTAATATCATCTTTTATTGGTATATATTCAATCAATAAAATATTATCATAATTTTTTTTTAAAATATCCATATGCTCTTTGCATTCTTTTAATTTTGATTCAATTTCATTTTTTTTTTTAATAATATTACTTTTTAATATTGGTAATAAATAAGGCTGATTATTAGATATTTTAAAATATATATTATATAAATAATCTAATAATATATCATTACTATTTTCTGTAAAATCTTTTGAACTCATTTTTTTATATTTTTCATTATTTATTTGAATCAAATCTTTAAATAATAAATAATAAAAACATTCTTTTATTTTTCCATTATCATCATCAATAAGTTTATATAAATTATTAAACTCATGAGTTGAATCTTTATTTATTTTTTCTGTATTCATCTATTATACTCTTCTAAGAAAAAATTTCTACTAAAAATATAAAAAAATAAATTCTATATATTTTTTTTAATAATATCTTCATAATATTTTTTTCTTTTTAAACATTTTTCTATTAATATATTTTTTAAATTTATATCTGCTATTTTATATTTAATAATACTCAAAATAGATTCTGCTCTAATAAAAAAAGTATTAAAACATAATAAATATATAGTTTTATTATTATTAGATTTTTTTATTTTTTTTAATTTATTCCAATAGTTAGTTGATTTTTCCATAAAACTATCATATAAATTATATATTTCTATTTCCAAATTATATTTATCATCTTTTGATAAATTATTTTTTTTTATTAATTCTTCAAATGATTTTAATACAGTAATTAATTCAATCGGAATTTTTTTATATTTATTAATATTATTGATAATTAAATCTATTATAAAAATGTCAAATATATTTGATTTTTCAAGAATTGTAAAATAACCTGATAAAAATGTACATGCTTTTTTTGTAATAGAATAATTAAATGCCCAACCTCCAAATTCTAATATAAATTTTTGATTATATATATCATAATTATTAAATATATTTATTATAAATTTTTTTAACAAATCATTATCAACATTGATTGTTTCTTCTAATCCAGTATTACTAGTTGTTCTAAATGGATATTTAGCATATATGGTATTATTATCATTTAATAATGTAGATAATGGAAGAAAACAATTATATTCATCTAATTCCATACCATAATTTCCAGAAATTATATTTGCAGGAATAAATAAATAATAAAAATTATTTAATAGTATTATTTTAAATTTATATAATGATAATTTTAATGATGACGTAAATTGAAATGCATCTTTTATATTTAAAATACCAAAAATTGTATTTTTTGATAATGCTACATCTCTTATTGTATTGTCAATTTTATCTAAATAATTTTTAAGAATATCATACATTAAATTAATAATATAAAATATATAACATGCTAATACATTTTTATAATTTTTTTTTTCTAATTCTTTTATTCCTTTATCAGTAAAATTTTCGTTAAAAACTTTTTTAATAACTTTAATTATCAATTCGTTATTTAATTTTAATAAATTTTTTATATCTCTATATTTTTCAATATCACTTTTACTAATATAACTTAATTCATCTTTTGTATCATATTTATATGGTATAATATATTCAGTTTTTATTTTTTTAGTAATTTTATTACCATCTTTTGTTATTATATAAAATATATCATTTAAATCAACTGATATTTGCGATATCATATTTTTTAATATTTTTATAACAAAATTATTATTATTTTTATTAGATGTACTTAATAATAATTTTGATAAAACTGAATCTAAATCTATATCTTTAAATGGTATAAATGATGAAATATCTTGATTTGTTTTATGATTAACATCTTTTATAGTAGTAATTATTTTAATAAAATTTAAATAAGATGGAGAATTATTAGATTGAGAAAATATATTATCTATTAATCCGACAGAAGGTACTGATAAATTTATATTGTTACCTTGAGTAAGAATATCTAATGATTTTTTAAAATTATTTTTAGTATTAATAATATTTATTTTACTGAAATAAGATAGTTTATCTGATTTATCTAATTTCAATTCTAATTTTTCAATATTAAATGGATTTGCATATAATAGTTTTTCATTATATGTTTTAATACTTTTACTATTAAAATTTTGTATTGAATTATTAAAATCTTTTATATAAACTTTATTTTTACTAATAATATCTTCAAAATATACAAGTTCTTTATAAAATATTTCAATATCTTTATCAACATCTTTATTAATATCATTTTTATCAGTTTTAATAAGTTTATCATAATAATTTATTGAAATATTTTCTAATATTTTAATTTTTTTTAACTCATTTATATCTAATTTATTATTATTTATAAAATTTTTAATGTCAGTTTTATAATCATTTAAAATTGATGTTTTATTAGAATTTTTATAAAAAGTAGATCTATATATATCATTTAACTTTGAGTAAGATATATTATTATTTGTTTTAAATAAATTATATGGGTATTCTTCTTCCATTTATATTATTAATCTATATTTTTTTTATATACTATTCCAATAAAAAATTATAAATTTTAATCTAAGTTTCCTATACATATCTTCATAATAATAAAATATTTAGTAAACAACAGATTTAGTGTATTTTCCTTCGTAAACTCCGGAAAATATCGAAAAACTTTCACATTTGTTTCAGTTCTTGTCTTTATTTTCCTTCGTAAACTCCGGAAAATATCGAAAAACTTTCACATTTGTTTCAGTTCTTGTCTTTATTTTCCTTCGTAAACTCCGGAAAATATTGAAAAACTTTCACATTTGTTTCAGTTCTTGTCTTTATTTTCCTTCGTAAACTCCGGAAAATAGAAATGAATATTTATTTCATTCTGATTCTTTTCTGTAAATAATTTTAATTTTTATAAAATTAAAATTATGATAAAATCTATTTCCTTCGTATTTTCTGGAACAAATATGGAAAGAAAATACAATAAATTTATCGGAGCATTTATGCGTAGATAAAGAACTATTTTCCGGAACAAATATGGAAAGAAAATACAATTGCGTAGATAAAGAACTATTTTCTGGAACAAATATGGAAAGAAAATACAATGAATTTATCGGAGCATTTATGCGTAGATAAAGAACTATTTTCCGGAACAAATATGGAAAGAAAATACAATGAATTTATCGGAGCATTTATGCGTAGATAAAGAACTATTTTCCGGAACAAATGTTGAAAAAAAATACAATGAATTTATCGGAGCATTTATGCGTAGATAAAGAACTATTTTCTGGAACAAATATGGAAAGAAAATACATAAGAAACTTAAACAATATATTGGTTTGTATCCATTCCAGCAACATAAGAATTTAAACTAATACCGTCTAAACCAGTATGTGGAAGAGATGGATATAAAGTTGATGGTAATTCATTGGATAAATTTTCAGATGTAATTGATTTTAGAATAACAAATAGTATTACAAACAATATAAAAAAACTTATAATAGAAGGTATTGAACCATAGCCTAATATTGGATAAATAATTATAAATGATACAATTAAACATATTATTACATTAACTAAATTTGGAAAATTATAACTATTTGGCCAACTAATAGTAAAGTGTTCTTTCATAGTATATATATAATTATATATATAATTTTTTATAATTAAATTTTATTCTTTTATAAAAGATAATAAATTAAAAATAAAATCAGAATCCATATTTATATTAGAATGAGAACCAGAACATATATATAATTTATCAGAATATTGTGATAATTTTTGTGCATGTACTGTATCAATTAATTCATCATCGTTACTATGAATTACAAGTGTTTTCATTTTTTTTGTTAATTTATTAATTTTATATCTCAATTTTAAATTTTCTAATGTTTCAAATCCTATATTATCCATAAAAATAATATTAAATGTAGTCACTATTTTTATAATTTCTTTAATATCCGTAAAAGTAGATTGTAATATTAAATATTTTATATTATATATATTTGCAATTGACATTGCAATTGAACCTCCTATTGACTCTCCATAAAATATAATATCCTTAGATTTAAAATTTTTATTAAGAAGAAATTTAAAAAATTCTTGAGAACATTTAATGCAACTATCTTCATTAGGTATTCCCGTACTTAAACCAAAACCAGGATAATCAAAAAATAATAATGAAAACCCTAATTCATATAATTTTTCAATATAATATAATCTAAAACTAATATTTCCTGCATTACCATGAAAAAATAAAATAGCTTTATTTAATGTTATACTATTTTTATAATTTCCTTGTATAAACCATCCATGATATCTTTCATTATCTATAGTTACATATACATCTTCATATTTAATATTAATATCTGATGGTATTTTTTTTAAATCTTTATTGGGAAAAAATAAGAATTGTTCCAAAAAGTTTTTAATCATATTATTAAATAATATATTTAGTGAATTAAAAATACGACATTATAGTGATGAAAACAATATTTCTTACATAGTTCTCTTACAAAAATAAATATGTTTTTATAGTATATAATGACAGAATTTATAACAAATATATTAAAAAATTTAGGTTGTTCACATTGCCAAGATTTTGATTTTCAAGATACAAAAAATAAAGAAAATTATAAACAATGGAAACTATATTTAAAAGAATATGAAATGTTTTCATCAATGTTTTTATATAATGAAAATTTAAAAAAAGATATATCATATCTTATTAATAAAAATGAATCTATATTTTTATTAAATGATAAAAATGAAATTTTTATAAAACTTGAATATATATCAAATAATGAAGAAGATAATATGCCAATATTAGTTCCAACAGATGAATATCAAACACTATATGAAAATATTGAACAAATGGAAAAAATATTTGATAAAAGTATGAATGCTTATTGTATTGGAATATATAATTTAAGAAAATCTAAATAATTATTTTTAATTTACACCGAAAGAACAAAAAATACTAAAGAAGTTCAGAAGGATATTTAAAAATACAAAATATGAAACATATTTAATAAATGAATTTAGAATGTCAAAAATATGTAGTTATTGCAATGGTGAATTGGAAAAGTTTTTGGTTAGAAAGAGTCAAAAATCGAAACTAAAATTTGATAACACCTTTGGTGTTTGTCAGTATATTAAGCCAAAGTGCGAAAAAATTCATAACAGAGATAAGAATGCTGTACAAAATATGTTAAATATTGTAAAAACAATATTTAAAAAAGGAAAAAGACCAGAAATATTTTGTAGAGAAATAAATTCTTAAAAACTTCACATCCGGTTAACGACGGATTATAACCAAATTTTTACACCGCATCTTTGTCTATTTTTATAAAAAAATGGGCGTTTTAAATATCAAATGGTGTAAAAATAGATTATTTCTTAATGAATTTTATTATTTCTTACTTTAGGTTGTCTAGTTAATTGTGGAGGATTATTATTAATTTTATTTACATTTAATTGATTGCGAATTATATGTTCAATTAAAGCTTTTTTAGTATATGCAGAATTTGTAATACCTGATAATTCATGTAATTTATTCTTGCTATACATATAATCGAATTGGTTTCTAAATTGTTGTAATTGTTCTTTACTAACATTATCCAGGTTATCGTTTATTTTTTCTAATAAATTCATAATCATATTAATCAATTCTTCTTTAGTAAATTTTTTCAATTGTTCTTTAGTAATCATTCCATTCTTACCAGGAATACCCATATAAGTTTCACTTAATTCTTCAATATTTTGATTTTTAAGATTTTTCGTGTTTTTTTGATTTGGCATTTATATATTAAACACATAAAAAAATTTTAAAAAATATATATTTTATTTACACTTTTTAATAATTCAAATGCTGATTTTTATAAAAATATATTTTATTTTTATTCAATATATGTCTTATATTTTCTTTTATGTAATTTCTTTTTACTGTATAATTTTTTTCTATCATATGAAACCTTTTACACCATTTGCTATTTAAAACGCCCATTATAAAAATAATAGACACAGATGCTGTGTAAAAATTTGGTTATAATCCGTCGTAAAACGGATATGAAGTTTTAAGGTACAATATAGAATTATTTCGCATTTTAGCTTAATCTATTATCATAGTAATAATTCGGTACCACATAAAGAATAATTCATCATAGACTTCAAACTACTCATCATTAATTATTATTTGTGTTATCTTTTTAAGTACTTTAATTTATAATTAATATAAAAATGGGCGTTTTAAATAGCAAATGGTGTAATATTTTATAATAAAAAATTATAGGTATATCTTTTATGACTTTGATAATATTTCTTTTTAATTCTTCATATTTTAATCCTTTCTTTTTTTGTAATCCTGATTTTAATTTACTTTTATTTTCCTTCGTAAACTCCGGAAAATAACCATAAACTTACGTTTACCACTCCAGTTTATTATATATAATATTTTATTATTTTTATTTATTAGTTATTTTATTTTTTCATTTCTGTGAAAACTTGCATTATCTAAAATTATTTCTTATAAATTTTTCAGTATCTATACCATCTTTTTCTTTATACTTTTCTATTTCTTCATAAAAATCATTTAGTTTTTCTTTTATATTTATATTATTACCAAATCTTTTTATAGGTTCATGTCTAAGTCTTAATAATTTTAATGATATGTAATTATCTTTAATAATTCTGTATAAATGTATCAAACTAATTGAAAAATTAGGAAATTCATTTTTAAATTTAATTAATAATTCATTAAGTGTAATACTTTTATCTTTAATAATTTCATTTTTTATAAAATTAATGTGTATTTTTTTTACTTTATAAGATATTGGATTTCTATAATGAATTTTTATTTATCATATCTTTCTACCTTCTCTTTTTTTTACCTTTTATATATAATTCTGTTATTATATGTTTATTCTATCTTGATACTATATTGCATTTAAAATTATATTTCTTACATATATATTTGTATTCTTCTTTTATTTCAATATTATCTTCTATTTTTAATTATATTGATATATTTTCTTTCACACTCGTTCAAGAAAATAGTTCTTTATCTACGCATAAATGCTCCGATAAATTCATTGTATTTTCCTTCGTAAACTTCGGAAAATAGCGACTAACCTCCATTGCATTCCGGTTATTTTCTATATGTTTCCTCTTTTGAGTAAGTATTTATAGAAACTGATATAAGTAAAAAATTCTAAAACACATTATGTCTTTAAGTATATTTTTTTATATAAATTGGCATTTGAAATCAAAATTGCTGTAAATATTTTTATTTTCCTTCACTTTTTAATTTTTTTTTAATAAATAATGTAATTTTTTTTAAGTTAAAACGATTATCTAAATGTTCTTTTTTATTTCTTTCAACTAATCTATCAATATATTCATCACTTGTTTGTTTTATTTTTTCTACAATATTATTGTATTCTTCGGGTGTTTCCCATAAAAATGATAAACATGTATTGATAAAAACCATTAAAATATATTCATTATTAAAATGAATATTTAAACTAGTATGTTGTAACTTAAATATTTTATTTAAGTGATTTTTTTTATCAACAATTAAATTATATATATTACAAAAATGAATATTATTTAATTTTGAATATTTTTCTAATAAATCATTAAATTTAATTACTAAATTATTTCTTTTACTATATTTAATATTTTTATCATTAACATTAGTTATTCTATCTTCTGGTATAATACCATATTTTATTAACATTATTTTAAAATTTTTATCAGCAACAGTTGAAGGGAAAACATTTATAATATATTTATTGTCAATATTTTTTAAACTTTTAATTAGATTAACATATTTTTCTGCATTTGTTAAAATAGTATTAATAATTTCATTTTCTGGTACATTATCAATATATCTTTTCTTGAAAAAATAAAAATTCATATCAACATTACCAAAAACAAAAAATCCATTATCATATTTATTTTTATTTAATTTTTTTATTATCATTTCATAATTTTCATTATGTTTAACTAAACCTTGAATCAACGCACCTTTATATTTTATAATTTCAAAATCATTTGATTTCAAAGAATATAATATATTAACAAATGAATCACCAAATGCTATACTTTTTACCATATTATTACTAAATATATTTTAATAAAATATTTATTAATACATTTTATTAATACATTTTATTAATACATTTTATTAATACATTTTATTAATACATTTTATTAATACATTTTATTAATACATTTTATTAATACATTTTATTAATACATTTTATTAATACATTTTATTAATA